GTCGCCTGCCTGGACGCCCTGCTTAGGGCGGCGCCGCCCGACCCCGGGGTCCTCGCGCTTGAGGCGGTCTACGGCAGCGGCGAGCCTGTTCGCGGGGCGGACTGGATACACGGAGGCGACATCCCCGCCCTTCGGCGCGCGTGGCTCGCGGACCTCGCCACGGCGCTCGGGGAGCACGCCCCGCCCGACTGGCTCGCGCTGGTCAAGGGCGAGGGGCGCGCGGCGGCTTGACCGCGCTCAGCCATCGCGACGCTGCCTCGATGAGCACCAGCGTCGCGAACAGGCCGGAGCAGATCAAGTAATACCGCCATTCGAGGCTCACGCGGCCACCGGCTCGGTCGGGGCGTCGACCATCGGCGACACTCCGAGCGCGAGCAGCTCGTCCAGGGTGCCGCGGAACCTTGAGCGGTCGACGATGGTGGACACCCCGGGACAGCGCCCGGTGCCGGTGTACTGCCACAGGAGCCAGTCGTTCCACCCGACGGGCACGCTCGGGCGCTCGACGCCGTAGTGGGCTATCCACAGCGGCAGGGCGGGGGCGCGGACCGCGTGGAGCTGCGCCCAGAATGCGGGGTAGGTGTAGAGCAAGGGCCCGCGGTCCAGCTCGAGGTCGACCAGATCGGCCAGGTCGCCGATGAGCTCCACGAACGCGGGGCGCTGGGCGCCGTCGAGAGTCTCCGCGTCGAGCATGACGGGGAGTTCGCCCGCGTCGCTGCCCAGTTGCCGCAGCAGCGCCGCCCCCAGATCGTCGGCAGTGTGCCGCGCCCGGAGGAAGGTGTAGGCGCCGCGGGGCAGACCGACGGAGCGCGCCCCGGCCCAGTTGCGCGCGAACTCTGCGTCAGGCGTCACCCCCTCGCAGGCGCGGATCCACACGGCATCCACGCCGCTGGACGCGACGGCGGGCCAGTCGATGGGGCCCTGAAGCTCCGACACGTCCAGAATGGCGAGCACGGGTCAGGCCTCCGCGAGGTGAGGGGCGACGGCCGGCGCGGGGGGCGGGGCTCCGTAGGCGGCCACGGCCTGCGCGTGCTGCGTCGCGGCGGCCTGAAGGGCGAGGACGGCCATGGCCTGCGCGCGGGTGGCCCGGTCCTCGTCGGCCTGCGCCGCGACGCGGGCGATGGCGGCCTTCGCGGCGGCGACGGTCGTGGACACGAGTTCGTCCGAGGCGGCGCTCAGCGTGTGCCGGAGGGGAGCGAGCGCGAGGGTCAGGGCGTCCGGCACGTCGGCCACGGCGGCGGCGTCAATCAGGGGCTCAGGCATGGGTCATCTCCTGGGGGTGAGGGGGCAAGCGAAGCGAAGGTCAGGGGGAGGGGTCGGGCAGGCAGGGCAGGGCCCCGGCGTCGAAGAGGCCGCGCACGGCGCGTCCGACGATGAGCCTGCCGAAGGGGCCGCGCTCCGCGTAGCGGGTCTTGCGGTGGATGGCGGTGCCCTTGCCGCCGTTGTGGATGTCGGTCTGCCCGCCCTCGATGCTCTCGAGGATGACGGCGCCGCCCTGCTCCATGCGCTTCACGATCGTGAGTGCGTGGTCCGGGGCCTCGATGAGCACAACGACGCCGGGCTGAAGGTCGTCCAGCGTCGGGTGCGCGTTCCACAGCCCCCGCGTCTGCGCGAGCTGGATGAGCAGCGCGACAGCGAGGCCGGTCAGGTGGGCGTAGGGCTCGCGAAGAACGTCCTGCATCTGGTCCTGAAGCACGCACATCCCGTCGGCGCCCTCCTTCGCGAGGATGGCCCGGACGGTGAGCGCGCAGGAGAAATCCTCGCTGGCCATCTCGCGGGCCTTGTCCGCGTCGTCGGTGGCGAACAGGAACGACGTGTAGCCGTCCGGGTCGGTGCCGTAGCTGAGCCCGTCGGCGCCTTCGGCGATCATCACGACCGCGTCGGCGCTCATGACTGCCTCATCAGGGCGCGGCCGAGATCATGCAAGAACGCGCGCAGGCGCCGCTCCCACGACCGCGCGGGCAGCTCGACGGGCCAGATCGACCGGCCATCGCTGACCACGTACGTGGTCCCGTCGAACGAAACGGAGGGATGCCCGGTGAACATCACGACGCCTCCGGCTGGATGCCGCCGAGGGCTTCCTTCAGGTCGGTCTGGTCTGAAGGCCCGACGGCGCGGCGGAGTTCCTCGGGGTCGGAGCCTCCGCGCAGAAGGTCGATGAGCTTCACCAGCTCGCCCAGGTAGGGCTCGGCCGCCTTCAGGATGGCGGCGCCGGGGCCGGGCAGCGTGGAGGCGAGGATGCCGACCGCGAGGCCGACGACGCTGACGACAGTGTCTTCGCTTGGCATAACGGGTGCTCCCTGTGAAAGTTCGCGAGCAGTGCGCGGAGTTCGCTGGCGGCGCGGGCGGCGTCCTGGAGGCTCGCCATCGCGCAGGCTTGGTCCCCGCCTCGCTTGCAGTTGCGGGCCACGACTAGCGCTTCCTGGATCAAGTCCTGCGACGTGGCGAGCTCGGACAGCGCCAGCCGCTCCGCCATGTGCGCCTTCAGAACGCCCAGCACCGCGTCGCGGCGGCAGGCCATGTCCTCCGCCTTGCACGAGAGTTCCGCGTGAACCGACTCGCTGAACACCCGGCGGCGGTCGGCCGCCACCATGGCGTTGATCTCGTCCGCCGCTGCGTTGCTCGCGTTGTCGGCCACCGTCAGCGGCGCCGGCACCGACGAGCAGCCCGAGGTGTAGAGGAGCAGGGCGAACGCTAGGCCGAGGGCGAGGAAGAACGCGGCCACGCGGCCGAGGAAAACCAGATCGGGACGGGGCAAGGCAGGGTCAGACATGGGTTACTCTGCGAGGTGAGAGCGGGGGGGAGGGGAGGACACGGGCTCTTCCCGGGGGATGGGCGGCGGCAGGACGGGCGGGCCCGGGGCCTTCGGGGGGAAGAGCACCGGCACCGGGGTGGCGGCCCGAATCGAAGCCGCGGGCGTCATCTCGGCGGCGCCGAACACCTTGAAGCCGCCCATGGTCTCGTAGCGGGAGAGCAGCAGCGTGAACTCCCGAGCGAGCCAGAATGCCCGCCGCCAGCCGCCCGCAGGGGGGTCTCCGCGGGGCAGGACGTTGTAGCTGATATAGGCCGCCGTTGCGCAGGCGCCGAGCACGTGCGGGCCGTACGTGAGGACCAGGGCGACGGCAGCGTGGGGGGTCATGAGTGAAGCTTGCTCCAGAGGTCCCAGAGGATTTTGACGACCGGGCCCGCGGCGAGAAGCCCCGCGGTCCAGCGCCCCCCCGCCGTCGGGAAGTGCTTGGCGAGAAAGTCGTCCACCTTCTGGTGGCGGGTACTACTATCGGCCAACTGGATGGCGTGGTCTATTATTCTTTTATCTATTTCCGAAAGGGTCGAGTCCTGGATGCTCTCGTGCTTCTCGCGCATGGCCTCGACGGTCTGGAGTTCCCGCTTGTGGAGACCGAGTTCCAGGCCGAGGGCCAGGTTCTTCTCGTAGGTATCGAGCTCGTCCTCGTTGAGACGCCCTGCCAGGGCCTTGATCTGCGCTGTCACGGTGTCGAACCCAGCTTTCATGGCCATCTCGAACCCGCACATGCGGCCGTCGATGGCCACGAACCCATCCGCGAGCGCCGCCACGCGCTTGTATTCGGCCTGCGACGCGCTCGAGATGGCCCGCTCTGCCCCCCCGATGCGCGCCAAGACCTTCGTCAGGGTCTCGGTGGTCGTCGCGTGCTGCGCGTCGCGCACCTCCACGGCTTCGGTGAAGGCCGCGGTCGCTGCGATCTGCCGCGCGTCCACGTCCTTCGCCCACCCCTCGATCATGGCCAGTCGTTCGTCGAGCGTCTCGGCGGGATCGGGCTGGGGATGGACGTCACCGTTTTGGGTTTGGCTCATGGGGGTACGTCTCAGGTCGTGATGTTGTATTTGTAAATCAGCGCCGCTTGCGCCGACGCGATGTTGGCCCCGCTGATGGCGACGTTCCACACCATCGCCTCCGCGATCCGGAACGAGCCGAACGTGGTGGCGTTGTAGTTCTGCCCAACCACCGCCGTGCTCGCGAGCGAGGCAATCGCCCCGCAGCCGGCCAGGGTCGCGGCCGTGTGGCTCGCGCTCTGCAGCGAGAGCGTGCCGGCGCTGAGCTGCACCGTGAGCAGGTAGCTGGACCCCGCCGCCACGGGGACCGTGACCAGCCGGTTGGCGCTATCAAACTGCCAGACGTACGCCTGCCCGCCGCTGTTGGTCGCGAAGCCGAGCTGCCAGTACCCGCCATTGTCCCCGAGGCATCCGTCGCCCGTGAAGGCGTTGGTGCCGGTGTAGCTGTTGACGATGGCCGTCGGCTGCACGACGTAGATGACCGTGTACGCCGTCGTGCTGATGAGGCTCGAGGTGGTCGAGCCGGCCATCTTCGAGGTCGTGCCGTTGAACTTGAGGTCTTGCAGGGCGTTGATGCCCGCGCCCGCCGCGGCCTCGACCGCCGGCTGGTTGCCCACGGTGGCCTGGTTGAAGTCGTGCGCCAGGCCGCTTTGGTCGAGCCACGCGCTTGCCGTGCCGCCCGACTGCGTGACGACGTTCTTGCCCCAGTAGGTAAGCCCGGCGACGGTCGTTGGGTCGAAGGCCGGCGGCGCCCCGCCTCCCGAGCGCCTCCGCGCAATCACGCTGAGCGCGGTCATGGCACGTACCCCGCGAGGTAGATCTCGATGACGCCCGCGGTGCAGGCGGCGCCGCTCTGGACCTGGGTGCCGTAGATGGTCGCCGCCGCCGCGTAGTAAGCCTGAAAACCGCTCGTGCTGAGCATGTCGGTGCCGAGGTCCCCGGTGTTCACTCCGAGCGGCAGGGCCGCCACGGCCGGCGGCGCGAGGGCCTTCAGGATGGTGATGCCGCTCGCGGCGATGCCGAGGGAGATCGTGGTGGTCCCGCCGACGAGCGCCGTGGTGGTGCGAACATTGGCGACCGTGAGGACCGCGTTCGGGGGGAGCTTGCAGAGCGCGCCGCCGCTGGTGCCGAGCGCGGCGGTGGTGTTGTTCGAGAGCACGATTTCAAACACGCGGCTGTTGGTGGTGAAAAACGAACCGGTGTCATCCCCGATCACCAGCGTCCAGGTCCCCGGCGGAAGGTAGACACGGGTGCCGGTGACCCCGCCGAACGTCAGCGCGAACGCCCCCGACGTGGCGTTCAGCACCCAGTAGAACGGGGCGCCCTGGCCGAACTGCGTGGAGACGGCGGTGTCGCCCGTCAACGTGCCCGTAAACCGAATGGCCGAGAACAGCGACTCCGCGGGGGTGAGGGTGTGCACCGTGCTGGTCAGCGCGATGGCGCCCGCCGTCAGCGCGAGCCCGTCGATCTGACAGGTGCCCGCGTTCCCCGCCCCGGCGCCGAGCCCGCCGCCCAGGCGCAGGATGCCCCCCACGCCGGTCCCGCCCGTGCCGGACTGGGCGCGGATCGTGGTCCCCACGGCCAAGCCCGCCGTCGACGCCTGCGTGTAGGTGACCGAGGTGGCCGCGGCATCCACCGTGAAGCTCACATCGTTGGTGGCGCGGGCGATCGTGAGCGACGTAAGGTTGTTGTGCGTGAACTGGTACGTCCCGGTGGCAGCGACCGAAAACCCGATCTGGCTGGTGTAGCTGAGCGTCCCAATCGTCAGGAACGTGGCGCCCGCGGCGATGCAGTTGACCCCCGCGAGGCTCACGTTACCGCTGCCGACCGTCAGGCTGGTCGACCACGTGGGCGCGGCGGTGACGCCGTTGCCCTGCAGAATCGTGCCCACCGCCCCCGCGGCCAGATAGGCGGCCGTGTTGGCCGCGCTGACGTAAGCGATCGACCCGACGGTGACGCCGGTGCTCGTCGGGTAGTTCATGCCATTGAGCGAGGTGGAGCCCGAGGGGGAAGAGACCCACTGGGTTCCGTTCCAGCCCAGGAACTGCCCCGTCGTCGGCGTGGTCACCGCGATGGCGAACCCCTGGAGCTGCGTCGCGTTCGAGCCGCTCGGGTTCGTGGGTACCCAGCTCGAGCCGTTGTAGGCGATCACCTGGTTGACCAGGGGCGTCGTGGCCGAGAGGGCGACGCCTTGGAGCTGCGTCGCGTTCGAGCCACCCGCCGCCGGGGTCGAGGGCGTCCACAGCGTCCCGTTGAACGCGAGCACCTGGTTCAGCGTCGGCGGCGTGGCCGCGACAGCGACGCTTTGAAGCTGCACCGCGTTGCCGTTGGCGGCCGTGAAGATGGAGTCAAGCCAGCTCATCGCATCACCTCAGAAGAACAGGGCGTTGGGCCGGTAGTGGTTGACGAGGAACAGGCGGTGCCCCCGCATCGTGTAGGTCGGCTGCGCGCCCACGGTGCCGAACACCTGAAGCACGAACTGCATCGTCTGGTTGTCGACGATGGCCGAGATGGCGCCGCTATTCGTGTCGCTCGCCGTGCCCCCCGAGTTGTAGACGGTGACGCTGCTCGGGCTGTTGTAGAACGTGATGGGGAAGGTGCCGTTGTTGCCCGGCGCCGCGCACCCGCGCAGCGTGAGCGAGGCGCCCACCATGCCCGCGGTCATGCCCGACAGGCCGGTGATGGTGAGGCTGCCGCTCGAGAACGTCCCCACGCTGGCCGCGAGCCCGCCGCCGCCCGACTGCGCCGTGAAACTTCCGCTGAGTTCGACGGGCATGGTCAGTCCCACGCCGACCCGTTTGGCGCTGACGCCCTGCGTGAACCCGGCGCCGCTCCCGCTGAACTGCCCCCCGATGGCCAGGGGCAGGGGGTTGGTCGCCGCGCTCACCTCCCCGAGGCTGAACCGGCAATCGAAAAGGTCGCCTGTGTTGCAGCGGATGTTGAACGAACTGAGTGCAATCTGGTCTCCGCTCGCCGCTGTTTGCCAGCCCGCGCTCCCCGGCGTGCCCGTCGACCAGGTGGCCCACGTGTCGTCGCTCGAGCCGCCCGAGTACTGCGCGATGAGCTGCCCGCCCGTCGTGGCGCCGGCCACGTTGATGCGCGGCGTCACCACCTGTGCGAGCTGCGCGGTGCGGTCACCGAGCGCCTGGATGGCCACGTTGAACGAAGCCGCGTTGAACGCGTCCCCGTCGCCCGGAATGGTGAAGGCCGGGCTGAACGACACGTCGTAGGCCGTGCCGCCCGAGGTGTACGCGCCGTTGCCGAAGGAGTTGAGCAGGAGAAACGTGTTCGTCGAGAGGACGCCGATCTGCCACGGCGTGTTCTGCGCGCTGTTGGCGGCGGTGTTGCCGAGCACGCCCAGCACGCTCACATAGTCACCGCTCTGAAACCCGTGCGCCGCGGCGGTCGTGATGGAGATGGGCGTCGCGTTCGAGGCCCCGACGATGGCCGCCTTCCCGCTCAGTCGCGCGAGCGCCGGGGTGCCTGTATAAATGCTCGACATTAGAGAGTCCCATCCAGGTAACGAGCGTTGGGCGAGCGCGACGGCACACGCACGCCCGCGACCTCTTTGCCCCACAGCCCCCACTGCCCATCAGGCAAGCCCGCGCTGCCGCCGGCGAGGGTGGAGTTGAAAAGCGAGTCGTCAAACGAGACGATGATCGCGACCAGGTACGTGCTCGCGGATTTCCACAGGCGGGCAATCTGGCGCATCGCCGCAAACTCCGCGGCCGGCGCCGCAAACCCAATGCTCAGCGTCGGGTCACCGAACTTCACCCCCGCCGTGCCGAACGCCGGCGCCGGGGCAAACACCGTCTGCGTCACCGTGCCGCCGCTGGTGTACGCGCCGTTCCCCGCCGGTCCCCACAGGAGCGTGAAGGTCGTGGGCGTTGCCGCCGTGACGGCGTAGGTGCCGTTCGCCGCGGTGTTGCCGAGCACGCCCGCGATGACCACCGCGTTGCCGGTGACGAGCCCGTGGGGGGCGCCGGTGGTGATGGTGATGACCGCCGAGTTCGAGGCGCCGGTGACCGCGAGGGGGGCGGCGCTCGTGCTGGCGGTCGAGTACAGGATGAGCCACCGTCGCCAGAAGCTCTGCGCCGGCATCGGCCGGGTGGTCTTGTCCCAGTTCCAGTTGTTCGCGAGGTAGTGCCTCGGCGCCGTCGCGGCCGTGTTGTCGCCGGGGAGGTACTCGTCCCAGACCGACGACTGCGAGACGTAGCGTGCGTTCGGCTGCGGGGGCGAGACGTAGGCGAGCACCTGGCGAAGCACGCTCCGGGCGTTGCCCGCGTGGCTCCAGTCATCGAACGCCATCGACAGGCGCGCGCCGAACGACGCGGCCGACTCGTTGAACCCCTGGGTGAGGAGCCGGTCACTCCCGAGGAGTGGCAGCGCGGAGGGGTCGCCCTGGCCGGGGATGTGCGCGCGCATCCCTTGGTTCAGCTTCTCGAGCAGGGCGTCTCCGTCGAGACCGAGCGTGTAGAGGAGCTTCTCCGCCACGCCCGTCTGGAGCCACGTGGGGGAGATGGTCTTGATAAGGTCGCGGAGTCCTTGGCGTGCCATGCGTAAGACCCCGTGGACCACGACCGTGGGAGCCGGGAAGAGCACCGGCACATCGGTCGAGAGGAGGGTGATGTTCGCCACGACGCCGGGTGCGGAGCTGTTCAGCGTCATCGTGGCCTGCTTGACCGCGAGCGGCGCGCCGGAGGCCTGGACCGCGCCGAACACGGCGCCGAGCACCGAGTCATAGAGCAGGGCGTTCGTGTAGCCGCCCCCCGGGTCGGTGCTGCCGCCGATGGGCACGCTGGCGAAGTACGTGGCCAGCGCGTTGGTCACCGCCGACTGGGCCGCGGGCGCCTGCGCGGCGGGCACCCATACGTTGAGGACCACGTTGACGTTCGCCGTCGTGGCGCTGTGCGTGCGCGCCGTGATGGCGTCGGGCACCGCGTTCGCCTGAATGATGGCGTCGACTTGCCCGAGGTCGCCGCCGTCGACGAGCCCGCCGCCGGTGTAGGCGCCCGCGAAGGTGGTGCCCACCAGGGTGAAGATCGTGGCGTTGACGACGTTCACCTGAAACGTCCCGTTGGCGCCAGGGACGCCACCGACGCCGGTGATCGTGACGAAGTTCCCGGTGACGAGGCCATGGGGCCCCGAGGTCGTCACGCCGATGGCCACGGCGTTGTAAACGCTGGCGATGCCCAGCGCGCTGACGCCGGGCACGACGCCCGCGGCATTGGCCACGTACAGGTCGACGTAGCCGAGCGTGGGCGTCACCAGGACGAACGTGCGCGTCACCGGCGAGGAGAGGGCGACGGGCGGGGGCTGCGCGGCGAGCAGCGCGCCCGCCTGGCGCGCGAAGTAGTCGTAGGCGCCGACGGGGCCGTTGACGCTGAGCGACTGGAGCTTTGCCCGGCACAGGCTCACGACGGCGGCGTTGCCCTGGGCCGAGAGCCCGAGGAGGGAGCCGGGGTTGCTGACGCTCACCCCGAGGATCGAGGTGACGGTCTGCGAGATGACGCCCGGACCGGCGTTGCCCGAGGGCCCGGCCAGGTCGGCCTGGAAGGTGCCGGTCGTCGGCGTGTTCGGGGCCAGGGTGATCGCCGTCGTGTTGACGTAGGTCGGGCCGTTCGGCGTCGGGTTCGCGACGTGGAACGTGAAGGGCGCGAGCGTGGCGGGGGTGACCCCTGGGCCGCAGGTGATCGTGATTGGGCCGGTGGCGAACGTCGCTGGCTGCCGCTGAACGTTGTAGACGCCCTGCGCCAGCAGGTCGAGCCAGCCCGCAGTCCAGGCGGTCCCGGTCGTGTAGGGCGGCAGGGACGGATCGGCCGTGACCGTGGATGCGGAGTCGAGGAATCCGCCCTGGCCCATCGTCGAGATCACCCCGTCGCTGACAGCCAAGACGTTGCTCAGAATCGAGAGGATGGTCCGGGCAACGCCGCCCGACTGCCATCCCGTGGCGTTGAGTCCGAGGAGCTGCGCGTTCGCGAGGATTTGGGCGAGCCACTGTGGCTGCGTCGCCGGGGTAAACAGGGTCGAGATGTTGATGGTCACGATTGCACCGTCGTCAGGATCGCCGTGGTCACGTTGGTGATCGCCAGCACGAACTGAAACGGACCCACGCCGTCCACGATGGCGGAAGACACCGTTGCCACCCCGAGGAGCAGCGCGATGGTGCTGGTGCTGGTCACGACTCGCTCATCCTTGGACAGCTCGCTGTCGATGCTCGAGGCGATGCGCGCGAGGTCGGATGTGCTGGCGTCGTCGTTGATAAACTGCCGCACGTCGAAGCCGTAGTTTCCATCGTCGATGAGACCGCCCCGAGGCGTGATGAGCCGGCGGGCCAGGGCCTGCGCTAGCGCGGTGCGGCCGTCGACCTCCGCCATGCCCGCGTCGAGGTCAAACACGCATGACAGGTCGTGCCCGTAGTCATAGATGCTCGCGGTGCTCATGAGATGGTCCCTGTTCCTGCGCCCGTGCCTGTGACTGGCACGGCCGCGGCGCCTGCCGTCACGCCCGTGGCGAGGCCCGTCAGAGTGGCGACCGAGACGGCAACCACGGCGTTGGCGGTGACGTAGGACACCACAGCGGCGGCGATGTCGTTGCAGAGCCCCTGGCCTTCAACGGTCTGACGGAACCAGCTGCGCGCGGAGAGTTTGGTGTAGATGACGCCCGCGAGGCCCGTGCCGCTCGCCGCGTCGCCTGCGATCATGGCCATCAGCCGACCTGCACTTTCGCGGAGCCGCTGACGATGGTGCCAGCGAAGGGCCCCGCCTGCACCAGGTCACCCATGCGCGCCGCGGCCCCGGGGATCGTGGGGCCGGGGATGGGCGACGTGGCCCCGGCGATGTTCACGTAGGCGGCGCTCTTGCCCAGGTCGAGTTCCACGGATGCGTCCACCGAGGCGGTGAGGCACGTCGGGACGGTGCCCGCGACGTAGGGCCGGGTCGGGTCCCCGTTCACGAACCCGACGAGCACCGACGATCCGACCGCCGGCTTTGCGGCACCCAGCGGGAGCCGGATCGGAATCGCCTGGATGCCGGGGAGCGACAGCGTGGTGTCCGTGGGCAAGGCGTCGAGGTTCCCGTTTCCGTTGGCCTGTACCGAGTACTCGTAAACACCCAGAAACGTGAGGCGCGGGAACTCCGCGCGCACCAGGGCGCGGAGCGCCGAGAGCACGCGGTCGAGAGGATTGGGCGAGGCGAGGGCCGTCATGAGGTAAGCACCTGGATACGGCCTACGCCGTCGTTGCCGATGCGGTGGTAAACGGCCGCGATGGTCAGCGTCGCGCCGAGGACGGGCGCCGAGAACGTTCGCCCTGGAGTCCAGTCGGCAAGTACCTCGGTGGCCACATCCGCCATGCGCGTCGCGCCATCATACGTGATAACTTGGAACAAGGATATGATCGGACTGGTATTCGTACGCGGCCCCACTTGCGTGACGCCTGCCGCGTCCACCCACCATGACCCTCCCGCAAGCTGGCGTAGGACGCGCGAGGCGGGGGCGGACTCGCGGATATAGGCGAGACCGACCTGGACGTTGGAGGCCACGTTCACGGTCTCTCCCACCGCTCGCGCGACATCGCCCAGAATGAGCGAGAGACTGATGCCAGCGGGGTTGGCATACGCCTGCCCGGGGATGACCTTGCCCCATCCTGCTCCGCCGCCCACGATCCTTGCGCGAAGTGCGCCAGCGAAGGACGTGCCCACGGGCAGCACCGACCCCTTCAGGGCGAGATCGTTGACGGTGAGAGTGCCGCTCGCCGGGACGGCTGCGTCCGTAGCGAAGGCGACATCGGCAACCCACGCGCCATAGATGGGCAGTTCAAGCTTGCATTCCGTAATGCGGTTATTCTCGAAACTTACGTAGTGGCCGGTCATGGCGCACTCGCTTGTTTGAGGAGATCGGCGGCTGTCTTCTGATCGGCGTCCGTAGCGCTCGTGGGCTGCGTGCCCGGGCCCTTGTCGAGCTGCGTGTAAACCGACTTGCCCGGGGTGCCGATCGACTTGACCGGCGGCAGGTATTCCAGGAAGTCAATCACCAACTCGTAGAGTTGCCCGCCCTTGTGAATGATCGTGCCGATGCCCTCGCAAACGACGCTGCTGATCTCGATGTCCGCGAGCGCCGGGTGGTAGATGTCGATCGCGTTCGGCTGCTTCTTGGCCGGGTCGTATTTGAAGAGCGGACGAAACGCATCCCACGCAGCGAAGTGCGCCGCGGTCCAGAGTTGGAACGTGATGTGAAACTTCGCGGGGGGTCTGCCGAGGAACGTCACGGTCGCGCCGCGGACGCCCTTGCCCTTCTTTACGTCCCACTCGTAAGCGGTCTTACAGTCGGACACGTCGCATTTCCCCGGAGATGCAACGCCCGCGACCGTGATGACGTCCCACGCCTGCGGATTGCTGAACGGGTCGACCGTGCCGCTACTCATGCCGCCAGGCCTTCCTTCGCTGCGATCCGATCGAAGATGCCGGCGAGCGCTTGCTCCGTCATCGTCAGGGCCTCTCCGTTCGACCCTGCGCCCTTGATCTGAATAGCCCCGGCCGCGATCGTGATGGTGCTGCCCCCGCCGCTCTTGCCCCCGCCGCCCGAAGGGGCGCCCTTGGGGAGCTCGGGCGCGGAGCTTCCGGCGGCGGCATCGGCGAGGCCCTCGGAGGCCGCCTCGACGTGCGTGGCGCCAGCGTCCATGCCCTTCGCCACGCCCATGGCGGTGTGACCGCCGAGGGTGGCCATGACCTTGGAGGGCGACTGGATCTTCATCTTACTGGTGAAGGCGCCGATCACCGAGGAGGCAAGGTTGCTCACGGCGGACACCACCCAGGCCGCCCCGCCGGTGATGCCGCTGACGAGCCCCGAAATAAAGTTGCCTGCCGCGTCGGTGCCTCCCGAGGCGAATGTATTGAGCGCCGTCAGCGCGCTGGTGACTACGCCCTCGACGATGGATGGCAGGGAAAGGAAGAAGGCGCCGACGGCCAGCACCGCCCCCCCGATCAGAGCGGGCAGGGCGAGCATGGCGGCGCCGAAGGCCACTACCGCCCCAACGGCCACGGCGAGGGGCGCGAGGACGAGCGAGAGGCCGAGGACGAGGATGCCTACGAAAACAGCCACGGCTGCGGCCACGACCTTCAGCACGGTGACCAGAGTTTTCATGCCGCCCGCCGCAGCGAAGAGCGCCTTGAACACGGCCACAGCCGGCTTCATCGCGATGTAGATGCGAAGGGCGACGATCACCAGGTTCAGAATCATCGACTTGATGACGGGGAAGACGGCGGAGGCGACGGCGAAGATCGCGTTGAATGTCGCGGTGACGATGAGCTTCATCGCCTTGCCGCTCGCGGTGCTCTGGGAGAACAGGTCAAGCACCGACTTGAGCCCCGCCGTGAACGGCTTCACGTCAACGCCCTCGAACATCCTGGATATGTTTTCGGTGAACTTCGCCCCCATGCTCGACAGCGAGCCCGCCATTTCGCCGAGAGCCCCCGCGCCCTTCGCCACGGCCGCGAGTTCCATGGCTTTCGATACCTGGCCGTTCGTGGCCGCCCCGGTGACGCCCATCGTTTTGAGCTGCGCTGTCACGTCTGCGACCTGCAACCCGGTGCCTTGCACGAGCTTCAGCAGGTCGTTCATCTTGAAGGCTTTCCCGACCTCGCCCCGCGCCTCGAGCTTTGCGAATGCAGCGGCCAGCCTGTCGGCGCCTTCGATGGTGCCCGTCATGGCCTGCGACGATGCGATGGCTTGCAGCTTGCCTGGCAGCGCCGCGGCGCTGACGCCTGCACCGAGGAGCGACTTGCTCCACTCGCCGAGTTGCGCGCGTGTCTGCGGCAGCTTGTCGGCCATGTCGCCGAGCATGTCCACCAACTGCTTGCCGCTCGCCGTCCCGCCTGCGAGAGCCCCCAGGGAGTTCTCGAGCGCGGCGCGCGTCTCGGATGCTTGCAACGCCAGCGCGGCCCCGGCGATGACGATGGCGCCGATGGCGGCGTAGGCGGCCAGTCCGATCTCGGCGAAGGCGGCGGGCCCCATCTCGCCGAGGCCAGTGAACTTGCCAATAAGCCCACTGAGACCGGAATCCATTTGGTCGGTAGCTTTAGGCAGCTGCCCCAGGGCGGACTTGAGGCCTTGAATGTCGCTGGCGGCCTTCCAGAATCCCTTCTGGTTTCCGATGGCCTGCGATTTGACCATCGATCGCTCGGCAGCGGCCATCGCGGTTTGAAGTGTTTTCGCCTTGTTCGCCGTCGACAGCATCGACGATCCCGCCATCTTGGCGGGGCCGGTGACCTTGTCGACCATGCTGACGACGAACTCAATCACAGGATCAGTCCTTCTCGTACTGGTCGTGGATCCACTTGCGGTGCAGCAGAATCGCCTCCGCCAGGCTGCGAGCTGATGCCTCCGCGCCGAGCGTGGGACGCCCTGCGAAGAGGTCCGCCAGACCATCGCCAAACGACCCCAGGTCCCGCCGCTGGTCTGCACGGAGGGACTCGATCATTTTTCCGAGCTCTCCGCTCCTGCGCCGCACGCGATTTCCCAGTCCTTGTGTCCCGCCACGGACTCGGGGATCGCGGGGTAGTTGTCGAGCAACGCATCAATGCCCGCCGACGGCGGGTGAATGCAGCACTTGCGGAACAGCACTTCGTTGGCGTCGGATGCGCGGGCGGGGTCGTGCGCCATCGCGCGGTAGTGCTTCCACTCCGCGCGCTTGGGCTTGCGCATGACGACCTCCCACCGAGGCTCTTCTTTCGCGTCGAGCTTGCCCCGAACGTGAACGACTTCGGCCACACCGGCCGCTGTCCTGATGTCTTCGATCGCTTCGGGCGTGAGCATGGCTCCTCCGTGCTGCGTTGAGGGGAGGAGAGTTCGGCATGACGGCCTCGCTCTGCCTCGAGCCGCGCGACCACGGCTCGGGCCCTGGGTAGGTAACTCGGTCAGGTCTGCACCCCGGTAAGCGGCGTCTGTAGATCATCCACGCCGTTGAACAGAATCTTGAGCGGGAGCAGGTCAAACTTGCGGTAGAGCGCGTCGGTGCCCTCGCTCTGAGAAACGTCGGTCGAGTCGACCGTGCATCCGATGAGCACGTCGCTGATCGTGTCGAAGCCCGACTCGGTGTAGGTCGCGGTGACCTGGAAGATTACGTCCCCGTAGCCCGGCCCGAGGAGGGACAGCATCAAGTTGAACTCCGCCAGCGCCATCTCGCAATCGGCCGAGTACTCGTTCGTGCCGCGGGTTTTCCCGAGCGGGTCTGGCGAGTTGCCGCGGAGCATGGTGCGCGAACGCTTGCGGCTGTAGTTGATGCTTTTGAAAGCGGTGTAGATCTGGTTGTTGATCTTGATCTCGATCGACGAGTAGCCGTGGCGGACACCGTTGATCAGCGGGTACTGGATAGGAGTCGGCATGGGTTCCTCACGCGGCGTTCGTGTTCGCGAACCCGATCGTTACGTTCTCTTGCAGGATGTACCCGCGGCTAGTGACAGTCACCGTGACGTTGACCGCCTTGGTCGTAAGCACGTTGGTGGTGCGGTCGACCACAACGACAGCGGCGCTGATCATCTGCTGCGCCGTCATGCCGCTCGCCAGCGCGCTCGAGAGCGAGGTCTCTATGCCTCGCGCGTCGTTCTCATAGAGCGTGCCGTTGAGGTTCGCCCGCACGTCGGAGTTGATGACGTTCTGCCCGACCTGATGCACGATCGAGCAGGCGACATCGATGACGTTGCCGAGCGGCAGAATCGAGAAGTCAGAGCCCGGGGCGCTCATGAGGTTCGGGTTCGTGATGAAGAGACCGGGGACGCCGATGCGCGTACGGGCCGTGCTGAACCGCGCCGCGTCAAGCGCGGGGGTAATGCGCTCGTCGTGGTAGACAAACCCGTCGCTCGGGTCGTTCACGGGGTCGATCGTCACGTTGCCGAGCGAGCCGTCCCGAACACGCCCTGCGTGGCGCTGGGGGGGGATCTGCACCGCACGAGCGCCGAGCGCGAAGCTGAGCGGGCGGCGGTAGCGGAATGCGGTTCCCAAGATCGGAAGCGCCGTCGGCATGTTGTAGTGTCCCGCGTTCACGCACGAGCGCTTCGCGTTCACCGCGCTGTAATCGAACGCAATGCCGGTGCCGGTGCTTCCCAGCCAGTTGGCCTCGGTCTCGGCCGTGCCGCCCCACTTGACGGCGGGCGACACGTCGCGCGTGTGGGCGATGAGCCGAAGGAACAGGTAGGATGTGGCGCTGGTGTCGAGCGCTCCCTGGATGGTAGTAACGTCGGTCCCGCCGCACTTGCCGACCAGTTGCGAAGAGCCCCATCCCGCCTGAGCGTAGGGACTGCCGAGCAGGGCGGTAAGGCAGGCGAGGACGCCCGCGGCGTTCCACAGCGGCTCGATTGTGCCGAAAGAAAAGGTGTCGCCCGGAGCCAGGGTGCCAGCGGCGAAGCTCAGGACGACGCCCGACGAGGCGATCGTACCAGGCCCGGGGATCGTGTACGATGTCGTCGCGGCGGGAAGCGCGATGGAAGGCGAGAACTGGCGGCCTCCGTCGAGCGATATCTGAATCTGTGCGCCGCCCGCCAGGATGGTAAAGGAGGCGAGGGACACCACCTTGACCACGACGTAGTACGTGTCCACCGGGGTGCCGGTGACCGTGATGACCGACGTGCTGGTGTTAGACACCCCAGCGATGACTGCGCTGGCCGAGCCTGTCGTGGTGCTGGATGCCTTGGTCGCGATGACCGTGCCACCCGCGCGAATCACGAGCGCCGCGGCTTCGACCAGCGGCCCCGCGCCGAACGTGCTCAGCAGCGTAGGGATGCTGCGTGTCGCCAGCGGGGTTGCGACGGTCCCGATCGAGGAGCATCCGATGATCGCCTGGACGTTCTGCGCCGGAACGACGATGTTGGAGCCGCCATCGGCAATCGTGATCTGAATGTCACCTGTTGGCATGGCTTACCCCTGAAACCCGACTTCGGGCGGAGACCCGTCGGCGGGTTGAAGTTTGACGGTCATTGGTCCGGGTCCCGTGCCGTTCGGGGCGTACGGGAGGAGGATGTCGAGCACGGGAGTTCCTATCTCAATCGAAAACACGAACTCGCGGCCAGAGCGGTACAGCTGCGATGCGCTCACCTGCGAGTCGGTCCACTTGCCCGCGCCGAGCGCATACGAGCCCACCGTGAGCTTGTGTGTCGACGCAATCACTTGGTCGTACAGAACCTCGGTGGAGTCGAAGTCGGCCGTCTCGGATTCCGGCGCAGGGTTGATGCCCCAGCAGTGAATCTCAAACGTCTTGAAGTCCGTCGCTATCGACCGCTGCTGCCACTGCGAAAGAATCTCCGCCGATGGCTGCCCCGCGACATTCGCCCTGGAGTACACGGTGCGAACGCCGAACTTCGAGGCCATCGGAATGAACACGATGCGTGGCGCGGAAGACTGTTCCATCACATGCTCTCGCCCGAGCAAGATCCGCCCGTCGGTGAGAGCGAGCGTCACGGTGCCGCCGCTGATGTACGACGCGTTGCCCGCGACCGGCGCCTGCACGCCCGTGGCCGAGACGCTGTAGAGCGCCATGGCCGATAGCGTGGTCGGGATGGCAAGGAAGGTTCCGTTGGCCGACGTGGTGCCGACGATGCCAGCGATGCTGGCGTGTACCGGGCCCGTAAAGCCGTGCGGCGCGGCCGTGGTCAGCACCACCGGCGCGGCGTTGCTGGCGCCCGCCACGGCTACGCTGGGGGCCGCGGCGTAGCCGGCGGCGACCAACGATGCGCACACATCGATCGAAAGCAGGGTGACGAGGGCGGAGATGCCCGACATCAGAGCGCCCCCTTCGGCAAGATCCGCTTGGCCACGGCGGTGATCGCCGTGTCCCATGTCGCGGGCAAGCTGTCGTCCGGGAGGATGGGGCGAGCAGGCATCGAACCCGTGCCGCCCTGGTGAAACTCAGCGGGCGATTCGACCGTGGCGTAGATCTCCAGACCACGGCCGACAACCTCTACACTGCCGCGCATGGCGCCGGAGTCCGTCAGCGGAGGAGCCGATCGCCCACGGGCCCGCGTAGATATAGCCAACGCGGCCCACGCACCGCCGTCAGGGTCGGTGCCTGCCACGAACTCCTTGGCAAGGAGCTTCGCGATCTTCGGCGCCGCAGCAGCTGCGATCTTGGCGACCTTATTAGGCAGCGCCTGAAAGTCGGCCGCCGCTTTCGCCAACCCGCTGAAGTCGCCCGTCATGCCCATGTCAACCCAGCACCGTGCCCGCGGTGATTTGCGTGCAGCCGTTCGGAGACACGACCTGAATAAACGAGGGAGCGTTCATGGGAACGTACGTCGCGACGTAGCCGAGGTCGGCCGATGTCATCACGAGCGGAGTCGCCCCAAACTGCATAGTGAACTCCAGCCAGCGCGAGGCAGCCAGAATCCAGTATCGAATCGTCGGCGGGCCGTTGATCGCCGCGAGCCATACGAAGTCATTGGTGGCCGAGTTGAACGTCCCCGGCGCAGGCGTCTGAAACGTAAATATTCGGTTCGGCGCCGGCGGCGTGACGTTCGGCACCGCATCGGTATTGAGCACGGCCCCGCCGTTGATCAGCACGTAACGAGATGCGCTCATATCACCAGCCTCGATTCGCGGCGGTAGCGCCGGTGAAGACCTGCGTGACGCTCTGCGAGGTAACCTTCGGCTGCCCGTAGTAGGTCGCCTGCGTGTTCTGCGGCGTGACGTTGGGGTGCGCGGCCTGGCGCTGCACCTTGTTCAGCCACGTGATAGCGTCATCAAACCGCAGCTTGATGTTGATGTCTGCGCCAGCCGCGGGGTTGTATCCGCGAATGGTCAGCAGGTTGTAGGCGGCGATCTTGGCCGTCGCCTCGGTGATCTCAGATCCCCAGGCAAGCAGCGGCAGGGCGTACCTGCCGCGTAGATACGAGTCGACCTTCTGGCTTGCCACATCGAGCGCGCCAGCAATCTGGGCCGCCGTGAGCTGCCCGAGCGCGGTCAAAGGCAGCCCAAACGTCGTCAGGTCCGTGCTCGATGCGTACGCCATGGGGGGCTCGAATCAGGCCACGCCGCCGTTGCTGATCGCCGACAGGAAGGGAAGGCCCCACGCGGGAGCCCCCCGAGCGCGCGAGCCGTACAGAATCTTGTGCTGCTCGAACACGACGGGATCGCCGGGCTGGATGCGCGGCACGAAGTCGGGGGCCTCGCGCTGAAGCCAGTTGAAGGGCATCATCGGCCCGTTGGTACACATCATGTACCAGGTGTTCGGCTGGCCGTTCAGATCGGCGTTGTGAAGCAGATCGGTCCACCCCTTCAGGGGGTTATCCAACGCGCCGACGAAGGGCGCGTTGGGCGTGCCCACGGCACCGGTGCCGAGCCCGTTGAGCTGCGGGGGTCCGAAGAACTGGCTCTGAAGAACCGTCATCATCGCGCCCTTCAGCTGCATGGGGCCCATGACGAGGTTCGGCGTGATGCCAAGGGCCTCGCCCGACTCCGACTTGCGAGAGGCGAACTCCTGCCAGAGGGTGTTGAATCCCGTGGTCGTGAACGCGCCACCGACGTTGACGGTGTTCACCACGAAGCCTGCGGCGCCGCGGAAGTCGTTGCAGTACGTGCCCTTGGAGGCGTCGTAAAAGTCGATCGGATGCGCGGTGCTGAAGTGCGTAAGGCCGTCGGTGCCGAGCTGGCGGACACCGGTCTGGGCCTTGACATTCTGCAAGAGGTCCCGGATCTGGTAGTCCGGCAGCTTCTTGGCCTGCAGGCCCATGAAGGGGATGGTCGCGTTGTAGATGCCGTACGTGTCGTCCTGCAGCTTGAACTGGTCGATCGACTCGGTCAGCTCGAAGGGCTGTATGACGACGGTGTACGTCTGTGGCGCAGGCTCGCGAACAACGCGGGGGCCGTCCCAGAGCCGATACTGATCGACCATTCCGATCCAGCCGGAGGTCCATAGCTCTGAGCTTACCGGCAGGGTCTGCGCGATCTTGGGGTTCCAAACGTCGGCCACCCCGTACGCCATCCAGAAGCGGTTCTCGAGGGCGGTGAAGAAGAGATTCAGGTTCGTCGGGGTGATCAACATGATCGTATGTCCTTGTGCCTACACGCGCTCAGAAGTTGATGACCGTGACGTTCATGAGCGAACCGTCCGCGGTGTTGATGGTGCCTGCCGCCAGCTGGGCCTGAAACACGACCGAGCCAGTGCCGATGGCGCCCTGGGTCATCGGCGACGGGTTGTAGGATACCGTCAGCGAAGGGGTGAACGGCGTGATGCGAGCCGACACAACCTGCGTCTTCGTCGCACTCAGGATGGGCACGTTCGAGATGGTCACGGTGCCCGTGGGGGCGCCCGCGCCGAGCGAGACCTGCTGCGTGATGCGACCGGGGTACACGCCGGGGTCGGCGGTATCCACGACGCCAGCGGCGTTCGTGATCTTGAACTCGCACGCCTTGAAGACAGTGCCTTCGCCACCGAGCTTGAAGAGCTGCCCCGAGGCGAACGCCGAGCCGGTTACGTACCAGTCGGGCCGCGTCAGGGGCGCAAGGCCCACGGCGACCACGCCGACCACGTACGGGCCGTTCTGGCTCTTCGTGGTCTGCGCATAGAGGAACACCACGTCGCCCTGCACGTTGGTGACGCCGTCGTTGCCGGCCACCGTGTACGAGGCGAGCACGGGCACGTTGGCACCGGGGCCGACGTTGCGCGCGATGTACTGCGAGGCGATGAGCTGGATCTCCGGGTTGACCGCGTAGGGGCTCGAGCCGCTCAAGAGCACATACACACGGCCGTTCGAGGCCACGTTCAGGATCACCCCGGCGACCGGCCGAGTGCCGCCGCCGTCCGTCAGAGAGACGGTGTTGTCATCTACCGCGTAGCAGTAGGTCAGATAGTTGGCCTGCGAGATGAGGTCAGCACCGACGCTGTTCGCGTAGTCAAAACACCCCTGCTCGATCTGCACCGTCTGAGCGCCCTGCGCGCCGTAGGGGATATTGAGCGTGAGGTTGTTGATCTGCCGCTGGCAGCGTCCGAGAATCTTGAACGCCGCGTTGCTCGAGGCGGGAACAGCGAACCCGGCGGCGTCCTGCGCCACCATGGTACCGCCGAAGATCATCGTGTTGGCCTCGACGGGCAGCGCGAGCAGCAGGGGCTCGTACGAGTCGTCGGTGCCTAGCCTGGTATTCTTGATGTCGATTGTGGCTGCGGTCATCGTCGTCTCCTCAGAAGCTCTTGGCGGTGGCGACCTTGGCCATCGACTCAGTCATTTTCGCGTGGAAGGCGGCGAGTTCCGCGCCCGAGAGACCCACGCCAGCCGCGGCGAGAATCTTCTCCTGGTCGCTTCCGGAGGGAGCGCCGATCGGGGCCCCCTTGGAATCCGCACGGGGAACGAACGAGCCGTCCTCCTCGGTGCGAATGCGCTTCGGAAGTCCACCCAGGAACCCCGAGAGGAACTTGTGATCTTTCATGCCCTTCGCGTGGAGGCTCTTGCCCCCGCGGTCGACGGACTGCGCTCGGGTAATCTTCCCGTCCCGCTTGGCGGTCGTCAGCATCGTCTCGACCTTCTCAGCGCGCGCCGAGGCTTCGAGCTTCGCAAGCCGCGCGCTCATCTTCCGCACGCTGGCTTTCTCGGTCTTCAGCGCCGCGACAGCGCCGAATGCAGCCTGCACGCTCTTCGCGCCCGTGGCGTGCTTGACCAGGGCGAGAAGCCTCGAGGGGGCGTAGCGACGGCCGAGCTTCCCCGTCAGGAAGTCCTTTGCCTGGGCCTTGGCCTCTTCCTCGTCCTCCTCTTCCTCCTCTTCCTCTTCCTCGTCCTCCTCTTCCTCCTCGTCTTCGTCTTCGTCCTCGTCGTCGGAGTCGTCGTCCGGGTCGGAGTCGTCGTCGTCGGGGGGGTCGCCGTCGGCGGCGGAAGTCTCCTCCTCCTCCTCTTCGTCCTCCTCCTCTTCCTCTTCCTCTTCGCTGTCAGCAGCGGCGCGGATCGGAGACTTGGCAGAAGCCTTCGGGGAGAGTTTGGCCTTCGCTTTCGGGGAGAGCTTGGACTTAGGCTTCGACTGGTCCTTGGCGTTGGAGAGCGCCAGCGAGGCCCTCTCAAGTTTGGAGAGGAGGACCTTCTTGTCCGCCTCGGAGGATGCCGCACCGAACGCGGCTGCAGCGCGGTCGCGCCGCTGAGTCAAGGTGAGAAGCTTCGCGCTCATAGAGTTTTCCTTCGAGGTGGCAGCCACGGCCGGGGCGACTGTAACCAGTGGTTCACGTGAACCGTTGTTCACAGTAATCGCCGAGTTCGTCACGAGTGTCAAGAACTGATCGAAAGGTGCTACGCCATCGGCCAGGCCGGCCTCAACCGCCTGCGGGCCAATGAAAACGCCAGCTTGCAGGGCGTCGATGGCTTCAACGGAGATGCCTCGGGCTTCGGAAACGAGCCCGAAGAACACGTCTCGCAGGGCGTTCACCCGCGACTGGATGACGGCTACGATCTCATCCGTGAGTACGCGGTCGGGGTGGGAGTCCGTCTTGCGAGCCCCGGTCGTGACGAGCTCTACCCTGATGCCTTCGCGCTTGTTTTTCTTGGTCGCGTCCAGCAGCGTGGCGATGACGCCGACGCTTCCGACGCCCCCGGTATCGGGGAGCCAGACCTCGTCACACGCGGAGATGAGCCCGTAGGCGGCGCTGCACGCGTACTCGTCGGAGTACCCGAAGATGGGCTTTCCATACTGCTTGCGCAGGCGGCGGATCTTCTTGTGCGCCTCGGTCATGCCGGCGGCTTCTCCGCCGGGCGAGTCGAAGCGAAGGACAAGCGCCTTGACGGAGTCGTCACAGAGTGCTGTCTCGACGCGCGAGAGAATCGCATCGTAGGAGTCCCACATCCAGCTGGTGTGGTGCTGCAACGGGCCCTGAATCGAGACGATCCCGACCCCGTCCTCCGTCACGTTCGTCTCAGGCTCGTCGGCTCCGAACGCGAACGTGACGCCGATTGCTTCGGGCGAGAGCGCGAGCAGTTCGCCCTGCTCGGCGTGGGTGCGGAAGAGCGCGCGGGCGGGCGCTCGAGCGGCGTTACGCGGCGTCGGCATCGTCGTCCTTCTGCCCGGAGGGCTTCGGTTTGCTGGGCTTCTGCTTGCCTGGCTTCACGACGCGGGGAACGTCAGGCGCCGGGTCGTCATCCGACGCGGGCGTTCCCACGTCGTCCTCGCTCACGTTCTTGCCGGTCTGAGCGACCTTCGCCTCGACTTGCAGCGGGTCAACGTGCTCGTACTCGCCGAGATCGATCCCGACCTGCTTGGCGAGCTGCGCGGGGTCGACGAGCTTCACGCCCGCGACGCGGAGGTAGTTCAGCGTTTGCGCGAACGACATCATCGTCAGGCTCTTCTCGCGCTTGTCCTCTTCGGGGCTCACGTCCCACGTCGCGACGGGCGCAAGGTCGGGGTCCCCGTGATTCATCAGGCAGAACGGGCGCGCGAGCTGCCGCTGGATCGTCTGCTCCCATCCGCGCGCTTTCGACTCCACGCGAACCTGCTTCACGTCGCCGTGGACGCGGGCGGCAGCGAAGCTGCCTTCCTTCACCTCGGTGGTGAGGTTCTGGCTCATGAGCGCGAGCGTGATTTCCATCCCGCAGGCGTCGATGAGTTGCTGGAATCCCTGCCACGCTGGATCGCTCGGCTCGAGGTACTCCAACCCGTAGGAGTACTGAGCATCGACGCCCTGGGGGATCTGGATCACCGACTCCTGCCCGAGCCCCGCGAGCGATGCCTGAAACAGGGCGATCTGATTCGGGTCGCCAGCGGCCGGGGTTTTCGCCAGCAGCATCGGGAACCCGTGCCGCTCGCTCCATCGGGCCCAGTCTCGCAGCCCGTAGTTGCGCGCGAGCCACCAGGGAGCGACGCCCCACATGCTGCCCCGCATCCAGCCGCGCTGTTCCCCGTGCGGCGCGTGCATGAGCCACGTGCCATCGCCGGTGGCTATCGGGACCTGCCCGTCGAGCGTGAGCGCGACGAAGCATCGATAGGTCCAGTGGTAGTAGACGAAGCGCGGATGCCAGGGTTTCAGAATCGGAATCGAGAGGTCGCCCGACGTGTCCCACACCATCGGCGCCAGTCCGAATCCAAGCATCTCACTCCACAGGTCCAGTTCCGCCATGGCCGCTTCGGTGGCCATCCTGGGCCAGCACTCGCGCCAGTCATCGAGGGCCTCCTGCGCGGCGCTGGAGCCCTTCAGACGCTTGGGGACATCGAAGGTGATAGGGCGGCCGAAGAGCGAGCCGTGAAGGCTGGCCATGGCCGCCTTGACTCGCGAGTCGGCGCAGATGCTGTCGACGAGCTGGCCAGGTGTGTCGAAGAGTCCGACGACGAGTTCGCCGATGGCTGCGCGCACGCCGCCGACATCCCAGCCTGTCTGAACGACGACGTTCGGGATGTCGCGCTGAATGACATCGGCTCGGCCTACCAGGTTCGTTAGCGGGTCGACCGGGGGTTGAAACGCCGGGTCGTTTAGGACGGGGACGACCTTTCCGAACTGGTCGACGATCGACGGAACTCCGCCCGCCGGGCCCGTGCTTCGGATCATGCCGGGGCCCGAAAGCGGGTGGTCAGAGAACGGGTCGATCGAAGGCGAAAAGGCCATCGGTCGCTAATGCCTCGGTCGAGTAAAACGCCTCGGGCTGGCCGTCAGGGCCGTTCTTGCTCGAGATGTAGAGGTAGACGTGCTGCTGCTCGAGCTGCGTCATCTCCTTGACATCGTGCTCTTTGGTCAGCTGCTCGAGCGTCTCGGCGAGTGCCTGGCACTTCAGGCAGTAGAGCATCGTCAGGGTTTTCTCCCCCGAATCGTCCACCGCATCGATGATGTTTGAGATCTGAACCTGCTTCAGAAACGGGCGCATCTTGCCCTTCTCTTTCCAGGTCCACACGTGCGTGGTGTCGATGCGTGCCTGCATCAGACCGAAGCGCTTGCGACGCACGGAGTTGTCGTTGATCTGAGTGCGGATCGGCTGCAGCTCTTGCGTCATGGCTTCTTCTTTTTGATGGGGAACGAGGGCCCTTCGGGACCCCAGGTTGGTTTCTGCCCGGGCTTCCACTTCTCCTCGAGACCCGCAGACTTGGGCTTCGATGGTTTGGGAGGCGGGGGCTTCTTCGCGGCGTAGATGTCGAACATCTTCAGCTCCGGGAAAGGTTGAAGAACTCGCGCGGATCGCTGCCGTCGGAGTCAGCGAACCGTTCCCCGTCGCGGGCCACGGTGAGCTTCCCAACCGGCGCGGTACCCTTCGGCCCGCGGAAGACAAGCCCGTTGATGTGGCGGCCCGCCGCGCCCTGACGCATGTCCTGCGCGGAGCGCGGCAGATCGAACCAGTGCGAGCAAGGGTCGAGGGAGAATGCGTTGCAAAGCGTGGAGTGCTCGATGTCTGCGACGTTGCGCAGCATCGTTGATCCCTCGAACAGTTCGCAGCGCAGCAGGAGATGAGCCATGGGTCAGAACCTCGAGAAGACAGAGCCGGTCGCAAAGAGCGCGTCGGGGCGCATCCCCTGCCGTGCTCGGAGCGGGGTCACGTTGTCATGAGGGGTAGTGATCAAACCGAAGCGGCGGTCTAGCCACACGGCCTGGATGAGCGCGGAAACAAGGTCCGCGTGGCCGTTGCCGATGGTGCGCGGTAGCAAGATGCCGAGCCCACCTCCGGGCTTGGGTCGAGCGCTGACAGAGCGGAGCTGGTGAATGAGCCGCGAGTCGTTCGGGAGCGCGAGGCGCCCCTCGCGAAGTAGGTCGCGCAGGTAGAGAAACGCCTTGTCGCGTTGCTCGCCCGACGCGAGCGCGGGAAGCACGGTCATGCCGGCTTTGCTCCCGTGCTCGATCGCCGTTTCGATGTAGTGCTGGTCGGTCGCGCAGGTGCTCGCGCCGACTTCCCGGGCGCGCTTGGCGAAGAAGGTGATGACGACCGACGGCACGAGCGGGCTGCCTGGCGAAGGTCGCTCGAGTTCCACGCGCGTGACAGCGACGATGCCGAGTGATCGCTCGACCACGATGAGTCCCGAAGAGTCGTGACGGAACGCTAGATCCATCCCCGCGCTCGCATGGCGCCCGGTCGGAACGAACGTGGCGCCTGCGAGAACGGCGCGATCGATGGTGTTCGTCTCGAAGAACATCCCCGCGACATCCGAGAGGATGCAGTCAAACTCGCGCAGGGCGTTTGATGGGTCGCGCTCTCGCTCCGCCGCGACCATCGCCACGACATCCGGGTCGTTGTCGCGCATCGTCACCGTCGGCGCCCGCGCGACGAGCGCCGTCGACGGTGCTCCAAAGTTCTTGTCAAACAGCACCGACGTGGTCGACTCCGCAGGCCAGGGCGTCGAGATGAGGATGGCCGACGATCCCTTGATCAGCCGGGGGATGGCCGCGGCGATAATCTCGCCGTCCGACACCATCGATCCCGGGTCGTTCGGCGCGATATACTCGCTCTCGTCGACGATCAGGCTGATGATGCTGAAGCCTCGGATGGCATCGCCGCCCTTGGACTTCGCCGCCGACTCAAAGGCCACGGTCGCCCCGTCGCCTCGCGTGTACTCCAGGCTGTCGGCGCTCGCGGCCACGAGCGTCCAGCCGAGGACACCCGCGGCGCGGTCGCAGAACTCTTTCGCGTCGCGGAACGCAATGCGCGACTGCTTGCTGACGCGGGGCGAGACAATGAACGCCGTCGGCTTGTCGCCCGGGCCGCACTGGCCGAGGTCGGCGTAAGCCATCCTCCAGACCGAGTACGCCGCAGCGAGTAGGGTTTTCCCGGAGGCCCGACCCGCCCGAAGGACGAGAATGCGCCGCACCGCCGAAGGGATGCGCTCCGCCCCCCCGAAGAGGTCGAGAGCGATCGGGCGCAGCTCCTCGGGCAGGTCGATCGGGTCAACGCCGTCGAAGGCAACTCGTCCGTAAACGAACTGAGCCGTCGTCAGCCGAAGGCGAAGCACGGCATCCGCAAACCCAACGAAGGGCAGCGGACGGATCGCCTGAGGCTCCGCGGCGCGCTTGGCGCTAGGTTTGCGAGGACTTGCCCGTGGTGCCACCACGAGCAGGACCGTAGCACGAACCGTGAACTACTGTTCACGTAATCTGCGGTTCACAGTTTTCGGGCGAGGGCGGGGCCTACCGGATGCTCTTCTCCAGGAACCGTCGTACCGCGTCGGCCGTGCAACTCTCCACGCTGTGGAGCAAGCTCACCCGCATTCGGTCGTCGATGAGGTGAGTCAGTTCGTGCCGCCCGATGCGCAGCCCGACGACGTCCCCCTCGGGCGTCTTCTCGCGGATGACGGTAGCCTGCGGAAACGCCTTCTTCCAGCGCTTGACCATGGCGTCGATCGCTGTGCTCATGCCGGGTTTCACGCCCGCCTCCCCTTGCCGCCGATGGACATGAGCCGATCGACGCAGCGCCCGATGCGCCCGCAGATGTCCACCAGGGCCTCGGCCTCTGTGTCGCGGGCGAGGCCATGGATGTCTCCCAGGGCCACCGTGTAGCTGCCGTCGTGGTTGCGAGTGATGCAGAATTCCGGTGGGTCGTAGTTCATGGCAGTTCCCCCTTCTCGCCGCGCTCCCGCAGGGCTCTCCGCAGCGCCACCCTCATGACCTCGGCCCGCGTCCAGCGCGGCCCTTCGTCGTGGCTGTTCAGGCGGTCCGTCCACCTCGCCAGGTCTTCAAACAGATCGGGGGCCGCCCGCAGCAACACCGTTGATTCCTTGAGCTGCACCTTCGCAGAGGCCATGACCATGCGTGTAGCGCACAGTAACGTCATCGTCAACTGCCGTTCACGTAATCCTTGGGATACACCCTGAGCCATCGCTCACACTGACACGGAAAGGCTCTGACCCATATCTATCGTCACCGCTGCCGACCGGGCCACCTTCGCCGCTGCGAAATGCGACCTCGCGCTGGTGTACGGAGAACACTTCCCCGCGTGGCCTGCGCGGTCAAACTGGTCCCCGCTTCCCTAAGCAGCGCGCCGACTCGCTCAGCGCAAACGCCGTTGGGTCATCGGGAGTCACGTAGCTCGGATTGGCGTGTACCTCGGGCTGAAACAGGGGTTCCAGCTGCGTGAGGAACGCCGCCGACGTGGCGGGGTTCTGTGCCGCCGCGTAGTCCGCATCCGACCGGACCTCGGCCGAGAGGTACCCCCGTGTCACCGGCAGCATCAGCGCGAGCGCCACCGTCCACGGCCCGGTAGTCAGCGCCACAGCATCGCTCGCCGCCGCCACCCACAGCAGCACGCGCACCTTGGACGGAGCCGCCATCGCGGGTTCCACCTTGACCACCAGCCGCTTGATTTCCACGCTCTGGGCGCCCAGCAGCGTTTGTGCCTGATCTAGGGTCGAGGCTGCGTTGTTTAGCGCCATGCGTGTCAAGGTAACACGATTCCTTCGGATTTAGCCACGGGTGTGCCAGAGGCGGTTCCCCGGGTGCGGCCTATCACCCCCATCCCCCCGCGGGTGTTCACCCCGATGCGCGGGCGCACCGGTGCCGCCCTGACATCCGCCTCGAGGTCCGCGCCCACCTGCGCCCGCAACAGCACCAGCGCCTCGTCGAAGGTCAGTCCCGAGCTTGCCGCCAACGCCCTGGCTCGGGTCTTCAACTGCACATTCGCATCCGTGGTCATGTCCGCATCTTGACACGCCCTGGCCTCGCCTGTTACACTTTCGCTCCAGGGGAGCTCCAAGCCTACAGGTCAAGCCTGTAGCTGGTACCCCTACGCCACGACGCCCCCGGTCGCCACCACGCACGGGCCTCGGGACTACCTGGCCAGGCTCGCAGGCGTCAGGCTCGCAGGCGTCAGGCTCCCACGTGCACCCGCGCCTGCATGTACGCCCTGCGCCGGCGTCGCTCCCACGGGCGCCTACGCCTACATGTGCGCAGCGTATGCGCGGCGTATGCGCGGAGATAAAGTTTCCCCCAGGGTGCGCCTACCCCCACCCATGTCAGGAAAAGTGAGGCGGCCCCCCACCTGGTACCACATGTAACCGTAACCAGTAGTTCACACGGCACCCCCTGCGCGCTGCGTCATGGTCCCGGCGAACACTTTGACGGTCGTCAGGGTGTGCGCGCCGTGTGTCACGCGGTCCCCCGAGGCCTGCCAGCGACCCGCGCGGAACGCATGGCCTTACCCTTGAGTCCAGACCCCGGGGTGTAAACCTGAGTTTACACCTCCGGGGTCTGGACTCAAGGGGAACGTGTTGCATCCCCTCGCCACTGCGCCTTTAGGCTCTGGCATGGCGCTGCGGTCGCCCAAGCAGCCACCTGTCTGCGGTGTCGCGGCAGCCACCTGCCACGGTGACCCCGGTCGCCACGAGCCCCCGCAGGCGTCGCTACGACCCGGAGTGTCCCCGTCGCCACCTGTTAAGGAGAGCAAGGCGTACCCGTCCACCGCAAGGCATGAACGAATGGTCACAAGTGAACGAATGGACACGGTGCCAGTGTAGGCAGATGTAGGCAGACAACTGTAACTGAGATGGTTGCAGATGGAAAACTGAGGTGTCAGAAACCCCACACCCTCGCATGCGTAGACACGCGGGGGCGCACGCGAGTCTTATGTGTCATGCTCCTGGCATGAAGCCTCCCGCCGCCGTCCCCCCTTGCCCCGCTCCGGGCTGCGCCTGGTGCGGCGAGAAGGCGCCAACTCAGGTGGCAGACGCAGGCGTGACCCTGGCGCGGTTGGCCCGTTTCTACCTGGAGCACCGGGTCTGCTGCCGCGTGGCCGCTCACCGGCGGTCGATGCTCGGGGGCTGGGGCTGACCCGTGCGCGTCCACAAGCGCGACAGGCCACAGTGCGAGGCTATCCGGCCCGACGGGGGGCAGTGTCAGGCCCGGGTGGTTGCTCTCGACGACGGCACCCTGAGGCGGCGGTGCGTCATGCATGAGGCTGCCGCAGAGGCCCCCCGGCGCGTGGTGACCGCGGAGGTGGCGGCGGCTCGTGCTCTGGGGTTGGCCCGGATGCTTGAGCACGCTGCGCGCCTGCGCGAGGAACGGGCCGCCGAGAAGGCGCGGGTGTCAGGGGTGGCGGCGGCTCATGCGGAAGCCAAGGCGGTCACCTTGGGGCCGAAGGTCCTGGCGTCGGGATGGGCCACGTAGAGCGTGACGTAGTCGACCAGCCCGGAGGCATGGTGCCGCTCCAGAGCCTCCAGAAGGTGATGTGGCGGGCTTGGGCTGGTGGTCTTCATGCCCGACCACCACAGGAAGCGGGCGACGATGGCGGTGAGCTGCTCGCGGGTGGTCATGGCTTCACCGGGGGCACGTAGGGCTTGTAAGGGCCGTGGAGCTCGCGGTGCCCCTCGCACCCGTGGACCCACGTGTGCCAGGACTGGCCGTCCTCCTCGCCGTCGCCGTACTCCTCGTCGATGACCTCGACTGTGCCGTAGCAGGGCTCCGCGTCGTCCCAATCCTCGCGGGCGCAGGCGTCGCCGCAGGCGCAGGGCACCACGGGCGGCAGCGCGGTCACGTTGCCCCCTCCGGCGTGTACCCGCCGCCGTAGCGATGCCCCGCGCAGACCTGGAGCGAGAACCGGAGCCCGAGGTCGCCCTGCTCTGCCGGCTTGAACTCCAGGCGCCGCGCGCCGTAGCAGGGCTCGGCCACGTGCCAACTGTAGGCGCAGAGGTCGGGCGTGACGATGACGGGCGCGGGGCCGACGTAGTTCACGCCGCCTCCGCGTCCGCGTCGTCCTCGGCCAAGATGTTGGCCAGGATGCCGTCGATGTGCTCGTCGGTCGCGTCAAGGGCCTGCTCGGCGGTGAACGCCCGGTCGCGCAGGCGGTTCATGCACGCCCGCATGTCGATGTGGCGTCCGCGGAGGGCGTACCTCGGATTGATGGCGCTCCCGCAGTCGAGGCAGGTGGGGGTGGGCGTGCTCATGATGGTGTCTCCTCGGTCAGTCAACGAAGTACCCCGGCGCCTTCGGGTCGGTGGTCTGCGCGGCGGCGTCGCTCCAGAGCTTCGGCGGGGGCTCGCCGCGGGCGGTCGCGAGCTCGGCGCGGCACTCCTGGAGGCGGTTGTAGGCGTAGTCGAAGCACTGCTCCGCCTCCTGCCGTGAGAGGTCCGCCTCCGCCGCCCGCTTGCCCACCTTGGCCAACTCCAGCGTCATCAGCCCGAGGGCTTCGTATGCCTCGCGGGTCTCGGTGCGCGCGGTCACGAGCATCAGGGCCAGGCCGTCGGCCCGCGCCCCGAGGTGAACGATGGCCTCCATGGCCTCCGCGCGGGCCGAGGCGAGGGCAGCACGCGACTGCTCGAGCATCACCTCCGAGACCATTCGCCACTCGGCCAGGCCCCCCGCTTGGGCGTTGGCGCGTGCTGCGTCGGCTTGGGCTTCGGCGAGCTGAGCGCGCAGGGCTTCGATGCAGGAGCGCAGGTCTCCGCTGGCGCTGCTCACCCTGGCCTCCCGCGCAGCCACTCGGCCGCGTCGAGCGTGAGCCACAGCGGTAGGTGGTAGGCCAGAAGCAAGGCGGTGAGGGCGGTGGCGAGATCCGCCTCTTCGGCGCGGGTCATGCCAGGGGCCCCGCCTGGGCCGCTCGCACGACGGACATCGCGTCCGCGAGCCGAAGGGCGGCGCGGCCACGATCGGTCATCTCATAGACCCGCCGTTGCGGTCCTACCGCACCTTCCGGGCGCGGCTCTTGGCGGGATACCGCCAGCCCCTTGCGCTCGAGGCGCTGGAGCGTGACGTAGACGGTGCCCAGCTTGATCTCTCCCCAGGAGATGTCGTGGAGATCCTTGCCCGAGAGCGTTCCTCGATCCCGCAACAGAGAGAGTATGTTGACCTCCATGGGGCTCGGCTCGCGGAGCGTCGCCGCGGGTAGGCAGTTCATCGCTTCCCCCGTGTCAGCTCGCACAGCCGCGCTTCGGCGTCGGCCCAGGGCACCGGTGCGCCGCCCACGTGCTCCCGGCAGCCAAGGGCCATCCCGTAGCGCGCCGGGCCCCAGTGCGTCGCCTTCGGGCCCATGACGCCATGCTCCTTGTGCCCGCACTCAGGGAGCGCCACCAGCAGCGCGACCGCGGCCGAGCGCAGTGCGTCGTACTCGTCGAGTAGCATCTGCTCGTGCCGGGTCGCCTCCGAGTACAGCTCGCCCATCCGGTTGAACTCCATCTTGCCGCGCTCGACCTCCCCCTCGAGCTCCCGGCACCGCCGCGCGAGGGCCTCGTAGCTGTCGCCGTCCACCACGCGCAGCTTGAGCAGGGCGTCGTACGCGGCGCCCAGCGTGGCCGCGTGCGCCTCGGCTTTCTCCGCCCTGGCGCGCTCCATGCCCGTTTCGAGCTGCCACCACACCGCGTCGTGCTCGAAGGCGGCGCCCTCCGCCGGGGACAGCTCCGCGATGGCGGCGTCGAAGGCGCCGGGCTCGGGGCATGTCCACGCGCCGATGATGGGCCTGTGCTCGCCGTAGACGCTCCCCACCTGCCCCGGCTCGTTCGATCCCGAGCACGGATGCAGGTGGTGCGTCGCGCGGGGGCACCGCTTGTTGCCGCACTTCGGGCAGCGCACCATGCCGCGGAAGACCTCACGGCCCAGCTCCCTGGACACGCGGTCGAAGCAGGCGTGGCAGTCTGCGAGCGCGAGGTCATCGTCCGCGCTCATCGCCCGTCCTCGTCCGCTCGCGCCGCGGCCTCGCCCTGCTGCCGGAAGCCCTCGCGGCGGCACTCGGAGAGAGCCTCCCACAGCACGGGTCGCCAGATGGTGTCGCCGCACCCATCCACCCACGCCACGTGCGCCACATAAGCCGCTCGCCCCACGCGCTCGCGGCGCTCGGGGGACCACGCTTGCTTGATAGGGTCGGTCCCGCACGACCCGCCATGCTCTCTGTCCTTGGAGCACCACCAGTTATTGCAGCGTTCGCTCACTTCGCCCCCTCCCCCGCCGCGCCCTGGGGACGAGCGGGATGGCAAGGGCACTCGCAGAGGTGCACTCCCTTGCCGAGGTTCACGTACTCCGCGCGCCTCGGCGACTGGCACGGGCAGCATCGCGCGTGGACGGCGGCGCGGCGCTTGGCTTCGAGCCGGGCGTAAAGCGCGTCCACGTCTTGCCAGGAGAGGCTGGGGTTCTCGAAGCGCAAGCGCTGAATGCCAGCCTCGCGCGCGGCCTTCTGCTCGTAGTGTCGGGGGTTGAAATCCTCGGGGTCGCTCATGACTCGATCGCTCCTGTCCGCCCCTCGCCATGGGGCCATCGCATCCACTTCGCTTGACGAAACCGGCTACCGAACGGCGACCAGTCGGCGTCGTGCTCGTTGACGAAGCGCCACTCCACATCGCCCGGCGGCGCGTCGTGCGCAGCCAGGATGCGCGCCTTCGCGTCGTCCTCGTCGCGCGCCAGGACCGCGGCGCAAAAGATCGGGTTCGCCCCGTCCTCGCCATCCTCCTCGCCCGAGATCCACCACGGCCCGTGCCACTCCCACGGCCCGAGGGCGCGGCCGTACCAGCTCACCCAAAACGGTTTCCTCTCGCTCATCGCTCCCCCTCGGGCCGCGCGCCCTGGGCCAGGGCGGCCGGCGGCTCGGGGGTGTACATCCCGTACCAGTGCCCACTACATAGATGCGGTATCTCCCCGCCGTTCTTGGACACGTCTTCGTCCACGCCCACTTCGCCCCAGCAAGGCTCGTCTTCTCGGCCCGCGTACTTGCACAGGGCCCGGCAGCACACCGGCGCCCGCAGCCGGGCCAACTCGGCGCGGGCGTCCTTCAGTTCGTAGCGCAGGTCTTGGATGTCGCCGTAGCGCCGGCTCGCCACGTCCTGCGCGGCGACCAGCTCATCGCGGGTCGCGTCGCGTTCGTCGAGGGCCTCAAACCGCAGCGCCTCGCTCGATCCGCAGTGGATGCAGGGCCCGGGAGCCGCCAGCTCCCCCCGCAGCCGCTTGACCTCGGCGTGGGTCGCGTCGCGTTCGGCGGTGCTGCTCGCTCTCTCGTTGTGGGCGTGCCGGAGTTCCTCGAAGAGCGCGGAGATGCAGCCCTTCGGGGTGGCGTGCGTGCGTGAGTCTCCTCGGTCTGCTGGGAGTCTCGCCCCGCAGTCCTCGCACCGCCCAGCCTGCGCGGCCGGGGCTTCGGGGGCGGGCTCGCGGTCCCACCAGAAGCGCCCGTCGTCGTGCTTGCTCTCATGCCCCAGGCGCAGCCTGCATGGCCCCAGGTCGCCCTCCGCGCACTCGCCGCACTCGGGAGCGGGCAGGGGGCGGAGGATGTCGAGGGCCAGGGCCAGCCGCTGGGCCTCCCGGTTGTAGGCCATGCGCAACACCGACTCGGCGGCG